CCATTCACCTGAACAAAACCAGCCGAACCTAACGTTGTGGTTTGGATTAGCAACTTTCCACCATTGACGCTGACTGACACAACATCTGCACCCGCCGCCGCATCAATCTGTGTTTCAATGACGGACGCCGCTTGTGCTCCTGTCACATTGTCGATATCAGGAACATCACCTGTTCCAGATGGTGATACACCCGGAACAAGGCCGAATTGGGCGGTGATATCAGGATCAACATTTTGCAATTCGACAAGCGACGCTGTACCACGTTTGTCTGATGTGATATCGACATTCAAGAGATTGGGAGCGGCATAGCCACCAAGCAATTGCGCATTAACGGCATCAACAAACTGTGCTTGCGTTTCACCACCAGCAAAATTGATTGTTTGCCATTCGCCTAAATCAATGCGAACTTGCATTGTTTTTGGGCCGGGAATCAATGGCCCGCCAAGGCCACCAATTCCGGGATAAGTTGCGCGTGTGGCGTTGAAAGTTGCCGTCCAAGGCCCACCGGCTTCTGTTGTGACTTGTAAGGTATCACCCGGTTCAAGATTGAACGGTTCAGATGCCGTTGATTCAACTTCACCGTGTGTTGGAGCACCCCCCAAGTCATTAAAATTCTTTGAAGCGTTTGCCGCACCCGCGCCACGTGGACGCGAAATGTACAGACGTTGGCCTTTCTGGTCAAAAAAGTTTTTGACAAAATACATCCCATAGGAACTTGGGAAATAATCGCCAAACTTTCTTTGGGCTTCTGGAAGACCCGCAACAAGGGTAGGCACATTTTCCGGGCCGCGCCGAAAAGCTGCAACAACACCACCATTAGAAACAGGAATTTCAGGAGCCGCCGCCTGACCTTCCAATTCCTGTATGTACACATCGGGACGGAGCGTTTCTACCATCGGATAACTCCCTTTTTAGCTTTCAGTGTTTTTACCGAGTAACCCGCAACATGCGCCGTTGCAAACCACGCTGTACCGCAGGGCTATTGAATTGTTCACTCGTTAATTCCTTGGTTTCTTGCGGTTTCAGGTAGATTTCCACACCATCGGAAAGCCGTAAAACAAGCTGTTCACGTGTGCTATTACGAATGTTTTTTGCCATTGTTTATTCCTCTACCAGTTGCCGTTCAACTTTTCCAGTAACCCCCGGTGCAGTTGACAAACGAATTTGTTCAAGTATCGGGGAATCAGTGTATTCAAAGAAATCCCTTACTGCTTCGATTTCCATCACGCTTACCTTAACGTGTAAACCACGCTTTATAATATCATTATCTTCAAGCGGTGTAAATGTCAATATCGAAATGTCTTTCCATGATGCAATACTTTTTATTAACAGTTCTTTTGCTTGAAATTTTCGGTTTACAGCGTCATTTATGGCAAGTGCGGTTGTTTCGCGTGTGGAAAGGCAAGAAACCCGAAAAGAAATCCTCTCTCGCATCGGTTCAAATCGCCGCCTGAAAACCCCCTTGGATTCAAGTTTTTCGTAAATGTACGTTGTTCCTTCATCATAATCTACAACAGAATCCGGGAATTGTAAAACAATGGACGGTAAAACTGAATCATTAAATTCAGGATCAACGGCTATGAAAGATTCTGTAGACGCATTAAACTGGATTTCAATATCGGCATTTGATACTGGACTGGTAAGATTAATGACCGTTGGCGATGCCATAGATGCATACAGATTCACCAGCCTGTGTGGATCGTTTGTTATATCATAAACGGCTATTATACCGTGTACAGTTTGAAAATCTGTATCGAACGGTATCTGCACAACAGGAGCCGCGCCAACTTTTGTTGCGGTCGTACCACGAATAATAATATCATTATCGAAAAAGTGCTTAATTGTGCGTTTTACATCTTCGTGGAAATGATAAAATAATTCGTGATGAATAAAAACACCCTCAATTTCTGGCGGTTCACCATCCGAATTTGGGGTAAGAAGCATCTTGAAAGTGTACTGTTTTGACGGTAAAGCGGTAAAAAGTTGCGCAACACCAGCATCAAAATCACGCCAATCTGTCCAATCGTTTGGAATCGCAACCGCGTTCCATGCAACACCATCAAACCAATACCAAGTCACCCCATCTAAAGAGACACGAAAACCGATATCCGATCCATCCGGGATTGTACCCCTGATTTGAGCACCGGTTAAATCGGTTAATCCTTCCGCTGAAAATTCAGGAAACGTTATATCAGCCGGTGTAGTAGCTTTTCCACGTGAATCAAATTCACCATCATCTCCCAATGTGGGAAGTGAGCATATCCCATGACTTATGTACAGGTAATTCCCATCATAAGTGTAGGGCGTTGAATTGAAAAAAAGAAAATTCGCTGTTGGCATTACACATCTTCTGATTTCATGTCACATGCTATCGAACACACCCGCAATTTTTTCAATTAATTCATCTGGCAATCTTTCCATTTCTTCATCAATCGGTTCTTGTGCAAATTTACGCGCCGGTACAAAGTGTACAGTATTACCGATCAAGAAAAAACCCCCCATTTCATGCTTCACCGCCAATTCGGACGCCGTCATGCCGCTGTAGTGTGAACCTTGTGGCCCGGCTACAAAATCATCCCCCATTTTAACTGATTGAATACTCGCAAGCAATGCGCCGGTATCAATTAAGGGTGAATTTTGGCCTTTCAGCATGATGGTATATGGGGCATTTGCTGGTAATTCGCCGGATTTTATTTTTTCTCTTTGCTGTCTTACGATAGTATCAGCCGAATCCCCCAATAATTCTTGAATGGACTCCAATACTTCCCGTGCAAAAATATTGGGGTCTAATAATGATTCAAGTTTTTTCCAATCGCCTGTGCGTTCAATCTGAATCATGCGATGGATTCCCGCTTTTCATGGTCATATTCAAAATGTGCTTCTACCAATGTAAATTGACCACGTAACGGTGCAACTGGTACGACTTCAAAAATAACACCGTTTATGCTTGTTGCGCTTCCAGCCGGGCCAACTTCAATGACTTTATCACCTTTATGGAATGTAATACCAAGATTATCCAGATAGGCTTTCTTGAAAACACATTTCCCTTTGCCGGAACGGGTACTGCCTTCCCTGTCACCGGTCATTGTCCTGTCCATCGGCCTGTGATGCATTTTCATGTTCACTTGGCCTTCTAAAGTAAGAACATCTGGACGTTGTTTTGGGCCAACCGGTTCACGAAAATCATTGTCCTGTACGGTATCGGTAGATGATAACTGGTGAATAATTATCCTTTGAAGGTTCATCCTGAATGGAAAATCAGCGTATGTTGACATTAAACTGTTCCAAAATACGGTGGGATATCACCTATGAATGCTTGTAAAATCGAATCACATTCAGGATCACCCGTACCACCTTGCGCCAATGAATCGTAACCAGAGATTTTTTCCATCAATTTTGCATTCAATGTATACGAATAATTATCAACTTTTTCAGACACAATTGCGGATGCCATAGCTGAACTTGGGGTAAGGATAGATGAAAGGCTTGTTAAAGCCAAAATTGCCAACCGTTTGGTACAGTATTTAATCATCATCGGTATTTGCCCGAATGTCTTTATTTCTGTACCCGCTGGTATTTCAAACCGTAATACCGCGCCAGTTGCTTTATCACCCGCAAAAACAAGCCGTGTATTCGCCGTGTCAATGTCGGTTACAATCAGTAACCGGACATCATCAGCCGCAAGATAAATAGCCGCAACATCTCCGGCTTCCCATCCATCAACTGAATCGACTTCAACCCAATTTTGAGTCACGGGGGCGGTAGCTTGGGCAATTGCCGTTAATTCTTTTTCGTTATCAAGCCAGCCGAAAACACCTTCCACTTGAAGGTTTTGGCGTCCTTCGGGCCAAATAACTTCAATATTACCGGGAATGTAATAATCATTCGTAAACGGTAACAAAGTTGGGAAACTTTGTGATGGATCGGATACGAATTCAATCATACGACGATTATTCGAAATTTCGTAAACGGTCTGATCCGGTATGGAATACACGCGCCGATTCGGTAACAATCCAGATTCATCGAACGGTGAAAGCCTTGATGACCTGTCAGAAATGATTTCAATCTGTGATACTTTGATGAACTTTTTGTAGTCTGGCAGCTTGATAAAAGGCGTATCGTCACCATCCAGATACAAAGTACCAATCACAGGCTGAAACCATTGGTCTGTGTACAGGTTTATTTTGACGGATGCAAGGCGAATGCATTCAAGAACACGGGCATCAGAATAGTCCGATTCCGCTATGCCTTCATTCCGAATATCTAAAACTGTGCAATACTCGAAATACGGCATTGTAGCTCCCGATTATTCATCCTCTTTTTTGGACGATTTCTTAGATGATTTCTTCGATGCTTTCTTTGGCCTACCACGCTTTTTCTTGGATGAAGTCACCTTTTCGGATGTGAATGATGCATCCTTTTTTTCCGGTTCCGGTTCAGGCACCGGTTCCTGTTCCGGTTTTTCCTGTTCCGGTTCAGGTTCAGGTTTTGATTCAACCTTCGGTTCAGGTTGCGGAGCCGGTTTAGGTTCAGGAGCCGGTTCAACTTGTGGTTGCGCCGGAACTTTATCTGATTCCTTTTTCTTTGAACTCACAACCTTTGCGTATGAACGCGGTTGTTTCGCGGCTTTTTTCTTTTCCACCGGGGATGCCGCTTTTTCTTCTGTAACTTCTTCAAATGCATCTGGACGGTGTTGGAAATAGTCGACATCCATGGGATGTGTAACTGATACCGGAGTTTGCCCAACAAACGTGTACAATTTTCCGGTTCTCTTTGAAATCACTCGGTACGATGCAGCTTGGATTAAGCGGAACTTCGCCATATCCATTCTCCTTACTAAGACTGAAAGAAAAAACAGGTGGCCCGTCTGTGTACGAACCACCTGTGTAGGCCAATGCGGTAAACGTTACTTCGTTTTTACCAGCGAAGATTACAACTGTTGCCGTCTTACATTGATCACTTTCACAAGCGCATCAATGTTTTCAATCTTCGCATCAACCTGATTGAACACAACTGTTTCAATCCGGTCATAGTCCTTGTTGAATTCGCTGAATACACGGGTGCCGTCAAGCATTCCGAATATCATGTTCAACGGATTGGTAAGGATGATGAACGATCCTTCATCAACCGTTCCACCCGTACCCGCAGCCGCGCCGGTGTAGACAGCCGGTGTGACGCCAGCCGTTACCAAGAAGTCATTCGCGCCAGCCGCCAGCGTGAAAGTTGCGGCAACGCCGGTATCGGTTGTCTCGAATTTGAGTTGGCCGTCTCCGTCATCCGAACACACGATCAGTGTGATACCACCGGCAATCATCTGTGCATTGATGCTTGCGGCTACGGTCACGGTATCCCATGTTCCTGCTGGAACCGTTACGGCAACCGCTGTTGCCAATGCATCTGTGATTGTAAACTGGTCATTCGATCCGGTCACGACTTCAAACGGGCCACTCCGCACACCAACGGTATAGGCGGGGGTTGCGTCTGCAAGGACAAGGGGCTTATCATCCGGGATCAACGGCACCTGAATCATCGGCTTACCGAATGGATTCAAACCAACGCCTTGCAGCGCGGAATCACCAACGGCTGTTCCACGTTCTGCAAGTAGGTTCATCCAGTCGGTTGCGAGAGTATCGGACATTAACCAGCGAAGGCCGGGGTCATTCCGATACTGCTTGGGCATGGTACGCAAGGCTTGCGCAAACATGTTCTTTTCGATGGTTTCGGCGGCGGCGTCGATGATGTGCGCACCCGCTGATTGAATATCCCATCCATCCAAACGCCGTAACAAACGCGCCCTTGGGTCTGTTCCAACAATTGTGGTGTCACCCTGAATTGCAAGCAATTCAAGGTCGGTAGCGATACGCTCCGTCATACGCTGGAACAGTGTGTCCTCGAAATCATCACGCTCGATGTTGGATTGCAGGGCTTCCGTTGTGATGTTCCATGCCGAACGCAGTTTCACGGCTTGCAATGTCACCTGATTGAACCGGCCTTCTGCAAGGTTTGCGGAAGTCGTATTTTCTTCAATAGCTTCCGTAACCGGTTCTGAAATGTGCATCTTGTCCACCGTGTATTGTGGTGTGGGCATGGGGATGAACCGAACCTGCCCCAACAAGACGCTGAATTGTTTCACCAATGTAATGAAACGATCCTGTTGCGTCGGGTTAAGTTCACCACCGTTCAGAAACGATGCTGTGTCAAACGTCTTTTCGACGAGTTCCCGATTGCTTGGCATTGTCATACTCCTTAATTCCAAATCCCCGTTTTTTCCCTTTATGTCGTGACCGCATGAAACCCTACACAACCGGGAATCATCAACGGTTTTTCAATGCGTTTGAGAATATACCCTTGAAGCTACCCGCTTTTGCAGGGGGTGCATCCGGGTCTTCTTGACCATCCGGCTGTTTGGATGCTGCGCCACTCTTTTCAAGGGTTTCAATCCGTTCATTCAGGCCGTTCATCTTTTCAGCAAGAATTTCTTCGGCCTTATCGAAAGCCGCACCGAATGCTTTTTCAACACGTTCTTGTACCTGATTCGATGCATCGGTTGATTTGTCGATTGCAACCGTCTGAACCGCTTCCAATTCTTTGTTGACGTTTTCGCGCAATTCTGAAATGCCCTTTTCGAGAGCATCCAAACGCTTGATAACGTCTGCCATTGTCGGTTCTTCGTTTTCCTCTTTGTTTTCAGCATCAGATTCGTCGGTTGCCGTTTCCTTTTCAGCGGATTCAGCGTTTTCTTCCGCGTTTTCAGGATTGACAACCTTATCAGAAAGAACGTAATGTGCAGAAAAGATTTCTCGGATTGAATTGCGCTGGTCATCGGTTAATTCACCGTTGAAAATTGACTTGTCGATTGTATCAACAGGATCATCCTTTTTGGAATCGTCCTTTTTGGAATCGTCCTTTTCAGCATCATCCTTTTCCGATTCTTTCGAATCATCCGATTTTTCTTCTGTTTTTTCATCCGATTTTTCATCGGGCTTTTCATCGGATTTTTCATCGGGCTTTTCGGGGTCTTCTTTACCCATCATTTCACCGCCACATTCCGGGCATTTGATTTCTGAACAAGGCGTTCCACGTTCATGCGGCATTTCGTGACCACAAGACTTGCATACACAAGTATCTGTTCCACCATCGCCTTGACGTGGGCCACCAACACCTTGGCCTTCACCCCGTGCTTTTTCGTCCTGTTCCTTTTGTTCTGTAGATTCTTGGGATTCTCCCTTTTCCTCAGAAGATTTTTCCTCAGTAGCCTTTTCCTCTTCTTTTTCAGCCTTTTGTTCCGGTTCTTTGGTTTCCGGTTCTTTTTCGGCTTGCTTTTCTACGGCTGTGTTCTCGTTTTCATTTCCCATTATCCAAACACCTTTCCGTATGTTTTCGGGATTACCGGCAACCGATTCATCCCAAGTAAACCACCAATCCTTGCTTAACCACTCTGTATCGTATCCCTTCTCCGTCAATACTGCAATCATTTCTTGGCGGGAATTTTCTAAAATTTTTGATAATTCTTCGTCCGAAAGGGAAGAATCCATCCATTTTTCTTGTAATTCAGGCGGTTCAATGTCATTTTCGCGCAAATGCCGGGCAAGATGGTTATATATACGTGTTCTTTCTTCACCTTGCGCACGTTGGAAACCACCCCGCGCACCGTTTAACGCCGCAATAGCTGCTGTTACACCCCGGCGATATGTGCGCAAAGGCACGTTTTTGTGGTGTGGCAAGCCGTATGCCTGTTTAACCGTGGGTACTGTACCCTGTTCACGGTCAAAATAAGCGTGTGCTTCTTTGTAACGCCCCCAATTATCGCCGTTTTCACCGAGTAATTCATTACCATCAGCGGCGGTAAATGACCAGCCTGTTTCGTCTGACATGGGATAATCGCGGTAAGGCACAGCGGCTTTTTCGATTTCCGCTTTATTATCCCCCATTAACACACCGAGTTCACGGCTTTGGGAAGATGAATTGTATCCAATCAAGGCATATATGTTAAAGCCTATCATATCAACACGTGTGTTTGTATAATCTTTGTCTTTGGTATCGAATTCGGCGGTATACGAATATGCAACCGTGTCATCGGGTCTGAAACCACTACGTTCAGTTCTGATACGTTGTGGTCGAATCATGCCTTGATTAGTAAGCCATTCTTTTACTGATTCTTCACTGGAAAATTCATCGGCTGGAAATCTGATTTCAATAAGTGCTTCATCTTCTTTTGGCATGAAACCTTTTTCAGTCATTTTATTTTCCTGTATCTTGATGGTATGCGAATGGTTATTGACAACATCGGTTCTCCCTGAACCTATATTGATCTTATGACAATGATTCTTTGTCGTCAAGACGAAACTTCTTAAAGATTTTTCATTGCCATATTCCACAATATATTGGTGGGAATGACCACCCCCATCCAATATACCGATTTCCACACCCTCAGTATCCCTTTTTTCAACACGAATTGTCAAGGGGTTTGTATCAATTGTTCTGGAAAGTTTTTCAATCACACGAAACGCATGTTTTTCAGCTTCCTTTGGAATCATGCCCTTGTGCAATGCGTCGATGTATACCTTTACCCATTCACCTTGGCTTTGTTTAAGACGTTGGCCTTCGCCAGTATATTTTAATTCACGCCCAAAAAACAATGCCTGTTCAGCATCCTTTATGATGATAGGATTCTGTTCATTTTCCGGTAATTCGCTTGGTAAATCGCTGGCAATAATACCCGCTTCATCCAATGCTTTCATGACTGCATCGGTAAATTTTGTTCTTGGGTTACATGCATGATTTTCACGGGTCACGGCAACATGATCCGGTTGCATTTTGTTCAGTACCCGAATGCGCCGCCCCTGTTTGTTTACTTCAAAGTAAACTGAATTGCGTTCTCGATGGTCAACGAACACGCCAATGGACAATTGCCGTTTGCATTCCCCATCGTCAATTTCTTTATAAAGGCGGTCTGCACGTTCATCACCATCTATCAGCTTGAAATCCATTTCTAATTGAACAGCATCACCTTTTTTGATTGTACGGGCATCTGATGAAAGCCCAATTTCAAAAGATTCACGGTGTGACGGCAATAAAGGAATGGATTTTGTCTTTACATAACTTACAAAATCTTCAAGTGCAGCTTCTGAAACACGTTCATTGGCTTTATCAGGCTTGTTATCAGAGATGATAGCTGTAACATAACGGTTTCCATCTGCATCTTTCCAGACACGATATGAATCAGCGTTAATGTCAAAGTTCAGTAGCATCTTTTTTATCTCCAATTTCGATGGTTTGTTTTTCACCATTTAATAATTCTATTTCGATTTTTGAAATATCTCTACCAAATTCTTTTAATACATCCCGAATACCATAAGCGGATTCAGTCGCTTCTTGTATGGAATTGAACAGCACGTCTTTCTGCATCTGTAACCGCGCTTGCGCTTGTCCGGCATTACCAACTTCCTGTGCTTGCCGTGACGGATTCGGCGCGTTTTCCGATGGTTTACCCCCTGTTGATCCAAATGCCCCCATTCCCAATGCCGCGTCTGTTTGCATTTTAATCAAAGCAAACGGCAACGGCATATCACCATATTCAAATTCAGATTGTTCAAATGGTTTTGCGCCAAGTACACGGCGTGATTCATTCAGTGTGGAAACACCGGACTTTTGTTTTACAGCTTCCAAACTGGTTTTTTCAATGGAATCCATCGCATCCGGCGCAACAAATTTTAGCAGCAATTTTTTTGTGAATTCCGGTACAACTGTCATATTGAAAATGTATTCGTGGGATTCCAAATCAGGTTTCAATTCCTGATCTATCGTGATTTTTCGCAATAATGTTGCAGTTGCTTTATTTAATCCAGCCGCCGTAAAAAACGGTTCTGAAAGCCCCGATGCTTCCTGTACTTCATTGTCATTGAGAATCCGATATTTTTGAAAACTCGCATCATCGGTTGCGCCAACCGTAAGGGGTTTCAATTCAATTTTCGTTTCGTTACCCCTACCACCTAAAACTTTTTTAGGTTCGGTTTGCAAGACCATAACACGGTGTGCTTTTTCCGCGCCTTTGGTCTGTTTCTTGGCAAAGGATTCAATCAGTTTCAATGATTCTTGTGATAAGCGGCCCCCTGTTACCATGATAGCAAGACGCCCTACCGCATCATTTTCAAAGAATGCCATATTCCGTAATGACGCCATACGGTTGCCCTGAATCGCAGCAATTGCAGCTATCCAACGTGGAATACCGTAATATGTTGACCGCGCCGAATAGATGGTAAATTTGATTACTTCATTGGCCTGTTTTTCAAATCCGATATTGCCCTTGGCTTTTTTACCCGTGGAAGAATCAATCTTTCTCGGATCACCAAATTCTTTGAAAAAGATTTTCTTGCCGTTTCTGAATTGAACATAGATTTCAAATTGATTGCCTTCATCATCATATGCAATATCGTCTTTGCTTTGCTTTACGATTCGTACCGTATGTGCTGGCAAATGAAACAGCTTTGCAATCTTTCCAACACGATTTCTTGCAATTTCGATGTAGCCCGTTCCCGTGGCTTCTTCATCAATCTTTTCACGGGTCATCAATTCGATGAAAGGGATTTTCCTGTTTGGTGTAGAAAGTAATTCCCGCAATTCTTTTGATTCAGCTTTGATTTCTTCTTCCGTCATTGAATCGGCAAATTCAGGTTTCGGTACAAAATAATACCCCAATCCAACGGTATTCCGCGCCCGAAGCGTGACAGCACGATTCAACCGCGTATTCTGTTCAAGCAAAGCCGTTAATTTCAATGGGTTATAAGGTGGATCAATGACTTTTTGACCGGAAATCAAGTTCTGAAATTGGATTACATATTGGGTTTGGTTTTGGGTTAATGATTTATCAATGACTTCATCAATATTGTTTGGGATATCGGATTCCCCGAATCCCAACACTTCAACTTGTTGTGTTTCTTCATCAACAGATGTGGACATGAAAACACCATATCAAGAATAAAAGAGTATACGGGATTTCACCGTATACCCTTGATAATAACAATGAATGTGAATTACATGCCTTTTTTGGCATTTTTCAGCGGCGTTGTACCGGGGTAATTCTGGCGTTGGTTTGCCTTAGCCATGCGCATTCTTCCATCCACACCCTTTTGACCACCCTTCGGTGTCATATTGCCGGGATAGTTTTGCGCACGTGTACGCTCCGTCTGAACACTCTTGATGTTCTCTGTTCCGCTTGTTGCCGCCACATTCATTGCGTTACCCATCGAACGACGACCACGCGCAACATCGGCCTGATTCCCGTTACCCGCGCCATTCCGCGCAACTTTTGCAAGTTTCTTTGCCATGTTATCATTCTCCCGTGTGTTAAAAGATTCCAGATTAATCCAGAATCAAATTATTCAATGACCGTTCTTGGACGATCAACCCACTGTCTCGAATCCGATTCTTCCAACTGTTGTCTTGTAGGTGATGTGTTCACCGTGTCTTGGATTTGCTGTGCTTTCAAAACAAGAACACCGGGTGACTGCTTCACGATTTTTGCGCTACCCTGTTCAACCCAATCCCACGGTAGAATTTTGATAACCCATGCATATTCGGATTCTTTCATCACCGCGTTTTCGGAAAGAACGTTACCGCGCATCCAGCGTTCAGCATCGGCGCGTGTCGTAAAATACGCACATTTTTTGGAAAGCGCAATTTCAACATCCCGGACTTCTGGTGTGACGATAAGGCTTTTTTCCACACGTTTGGATTTGAACATGTTGCCGCAAATACATTTCAAACGTTGGCTTTCGCCTACGGATTGCCAATCAATCAAATAATTCCAACAACATGGTTTCGGCATTTCGTCAACCGGAATTGAAAGAAGTGTTTCGCCAAGCAATCCCATTGTGTATTCCCCTTGTAAAAGGCACAAATTTGCATTCAAACATCAATACATTAAAATAACAGCACCGTACCGCTACTGTCAACATCTTTTTCACGGTTATCTTTCACTGTTTCCTGTCCCTCTTCCTTTTCTTCAAGTTCCAATTCATATTCTTTTAAAAGTTCAATTTCGCGCCCGGACAAAGGCCATAATTCCATACAATCGAATGTGACCGTTGCGGCTAAGAGCGCATCCGGCCCGTGGTCATTCTTCTTGACGATTTTACCGCTTACAGGATCACGGTGATACTGTTTCAATTGAGTCAATAATTTATCATGGTCTGATAGTATCTTGATTCGTCCATGAATGAACAGCTTTGACAGATTTGAAATACCATAATCCTTGACCGTCGAAAATTCTACCTCTGTGACATCAAAGCCCTGATCTTCTAAATCACCGTTATTGAATGGATGGGATGAATCGGCGTAAACTTCAAGATGCCCCCATTCATCTTGCCAATCATGCAATTGTTTTACCCATTCACGTAACAGCTTTTGGCTTAGAAAAACACAATCGACTATCGCCAGATGGTCATCATTTGGTATCATCAATATCATGCAACCTTCCAGACTGATACCCCAGTCTATCCCCACCACCGCGTGTCTTTCCGGGTTTGTTTCCTCAATCAAATCATCCGGGTTATCAATCACGATTTCATCTAAAACCGCATCATTTATAGGTTTAAGGCCATAAATCGGGCCTGAATATTGTGGTCTTTGACATGCAAATTCAACACGAAATACCTCTGTACCCATATTGATTGTGTATGCATTAAGTGCTTGTTCACGTGTCATCCAGCCGTTTGACGTTCTTGCCTGTCCATCACAAAGGTCATAACGAATTCCAACGGGATTTCCGAGTTTATCAATTTCCTCTACCCGTTCGGTAAGTGGGCATTTTTTACGGCAAAAGGATTCTATGGCAAGGGGGTCTGACGGTGTGGCGGTTTCTAATCCGGCAGTACATTTTTCCATCGACTCAAAACAGTTCCATCCGTACCGGACAAATCCTTTTTCATCCGCAAAATCCCACAAATCAGCAAAGAAACCCACCGGAACATGGAACGTTGATAAGGCAACAATCATGTGTTCCGGTTCAGACATCACGGCGTTCATCGCCGCCAAGAATACATCATCAATAGTGCGTCCTTCTTGACAGGATTCATCCATAACCAGTACCGGTTTATGTTCACCACGCGCCTTTTTCTCGGAAGCTGGTATACATTCAAGGCTTACACCAGTGATTAACTCAGTAAGGTATAATCTCGGTTGACCGGAAATTAAATTTGTTTTCATTCCGGGAAACATTGACCAAAATTTTGTAACGTAATTGTACACAATCCGCGCTTGTGCAAGACTACCCCCCATATCACGGCCTGAACGCTTATTATAAATCATGTCAAGCCACAACAAAATAGCCGCCATTAATGAACCGCCACATCCACGCGCTTTCCACAAGATAGCCCGTTTTACTCTCTTGTAGAATAAATCACAAACGAAACGCAATTGTTCATGTATCATTATTGGCTTGATTGTTCTACCATCGCGTTCAAACTGCATCATGTTTTCGAGAAAATCGCGCATCGCTTCATTCTGGCGTTCTTCATATTCGCCGTTCGTTTCCTTTTTTGATAACGGTTTCCGTTCGATTTCGCCGGTTTTCCGGTTAAAAGTACCCTGTTGCATACCAATTGGGAACGTTAAATCCGGCAAGCCGTAATACATCGGTTCACCGAGCATTTTCCGGGTTTTTATCTCGGATTCCAACACTTCCAATTCACGTAACGCGCTTTCAAGTTCAGCTTGTGATGGATCAAGTTGTACAAAAGGATTCAGATGATTCATATGTTTACCTCGCAAGCCGGTGAAATCCAAAGGCATTCATCACGGTGTTTTGTATTTTCTTTTGTGGCATACCCTTTTCTGGCTTCCCATTTTTTAACGTGCCAACCTTTTAAATCATAATCACCCTGATAGCCACACAGTACAATTTTTACAGTGCTGGCATACTTGTTACAGAATTTCACCAGTTTTTGTTTAATGCGTTCATCGCGTTTTCCGTTGCTATACAAATCACCGCCATGTTCATACGGTGGATCAAGAAATACCGCTATGGATTCAGATATATAAATATTACCGCTGGATAAGACACGTTCCCAATCACCGCAATTGATAACAACGTGCCTTAACCGTTCATAAAATTGTTGCATCAATCCTTTTATATTATCTCGTCTTGCTAAACTGAACACGCCTTGACGCCGCGCCGATACCACTTGGCATTTCGTACCCAAGTTATTATTGACCACGGTGCTGATTCTACCATAGTAAAACTTTTCACAGAAACCAGAACCTAACCAGTTGCAGATACCGTAAAGCCAGTACCCGGCAATCTTGGCATCGTAGTATTCCGGGTCATGCTTCATATTTTCCAAGAAATCCGTCTTGCGCCGATACTCACAAATCCAGCGTTGTCTTGCAAGCACATCTATTTCTGAACAGATATGCATGGTTTCATCGGCTACGGTTTCCGGGTCATGTTTTACCGACCGCCAGAAATTCACCACGTAACCATCAATATCATTGATTGTTTCAAACTTTGGTGTGTGCGGTCTGGCAAACAGTACAGCACCCGCCCCAAAAAAAGGTTCCACATAATAGCTAGGATTACCGAGATATCCCCATACTTCATCGGCAATCTTTCGTTTCCCGCCAAAATACGGGAAAATCGGTAAAAGTTTTTCCATCGGGTACTACCCTTTGTTTGTTCAAGCACCGCTTGGCATTGGTAAAGACTCAATGCGTTTCAATAATTTCAGTTTCTTTTCTTCAAGTTCATCCATGGACATGCCGGACATTTGCTTTTGCATGTTGGAGATATTCGCCACGTTCACCTGTACGTTCACACCACCGTTATTCACTGTTGGTATTACACCACAGCTTGACAGCAATGCGGCTTTCTGACGGATTGCTTCAAGTGCGGTTCTCAGAAAATTATTTTTCGCGCCGGTGGTTTGCGCCGCGTTGAATTCCAGCACAGCCGAACGCCAGATTTCGTCATAGTGTTTGAGTGTTTCGCCTACGCTTTCAGCGGGATCCATTTTCGCCACGTCGTCACCGAGTTTCTTTTTCAGTTCACGCAGGTCATTGGAAACGGTGTTCCGGTGAACGCTTAGGACGCTGGCGATAACGTTCACTTTCATCCCGCGCATATACAAATCCCACACTTGGGAACGCCGGTTTTCGATAGCGTCTTGTTTTGTATCAACGGCTACCAATTCACCGTTTGCATCCTGTTCAATTTCAAATGTCTGTTCAGTCATGGGTTTTTTCCTTTAATCATCATCGTCATCCAGTGTTATTCGGATGTACAAAATCGCCAACAGCACCCCAACAAAGATTGCAAGACATATATAATTCATTTTTGATTGCGCCTTTTTCAGAGTTCATTTGTATTCTCTGACTTCAATCAAGTACCCAACATAAGCATACCGCGCAATCTTACCATCTTCAAACGCCGGGTCAAACACCTTATCTTGCGAATCAATTATCACATAGTGATGTGGGGCGCGATTTTCGGCTATCGCCACATGCGCAATAGACAAACAACCGCGTGATTTCAGGCTTTCGTTTTCCAATTGCCACCGTCTGTACAGTTCGCATTCATACCCCCAATCTTCAAGTTCATGGATTAATTCATTGAAATACAGTTCATGCCGCCCGTATTTCTTTTTCAGATACGGATACAGCATCCCATAATCAAACCCCGTTATCATAGATAGACATGCGCAAGCACATCCATCAGCATCTTTTTGTTTCACGTATTGCATTAACAGACCACTTTCCACACATTTGGAAAATCGCAACACCGTCTTTTAAGGCTTTTTTCATAATACATTCCAGATTGTACCCTATTCTGTACAGAAAAGAGACATAGATTTTTCAAGACTAACATGCTAATACCCCCATAACCATGTTTACCCCCTTATTTTTCGCAAACATAGGAGACAAAGATTTTTCACATGCCATATATGCTATATTAGTATATTTATATTTTTCCACCCTAATTTTTCCCGATTTTTTGCGAATATATCTTAATTTATTAACATAATAGACTATCTTTTTGATAGAAACATACCTATGGCACAGAAATTTTACTTTCTTGGAATTGAGAAAATTTTGTAAGGGGTAGGGGTATACTGAGATAGCGTGTCCAAAGGGCGTATATGTTTGTGTTTCATCATGCATCCACGGCGCGGTGTACCGGCGCATGTTCACATTTGCGAATAGAGATATCATCCAGCGCAACGGCGCAAGCAAGAGGGACACGGCGAATTTTGCACAATTTGCACAAAGCATATTATTTCTTTCAGGGTTACACGACATTTTTGACATAGGCAATTCTTGATTAAACGCCTATGTTAATTACACTTATAGCATATCACAGATGCACAGTCAATGCACAAGTATTAATTTTTAGATTGTGCATGTGGTTATTGCACAGTGGATTGCACAGGATAGGTGGGGTGTACTTCTTCATATAGATTTTTGAAATCATCGGCGCGGCATAATTCAGTGTTACCGTTTCCATCTTTGATAATCCAATCACCGGCGAATGCGTATATAAGGCCGCATGAAAGGATTATCTCTATCCGGTTTTCTTTACGGTCTACAACAGCACCTTTCGGGCGTTGTGTGGAATTACGGCGAAACCATTCATCGGTTATCTGCACGGCGTCCAACACGGGTGAAATTCTTTTGACTTTCATTTTCTTTTTCCTTTCAAAATGGTATTCGTTTTAAAGCTACCCGGAAACCAACATACGGATACCGACTATCTTTATTGTATTTCTCACGGTCATATGGTGTACAATGCCCCCCGGTTTCTACTATTGAACCGCCGCGAAGGATGCCGTATTGTGATTTATTATCTTTATGAAACGGGTCAAATTCAGGTTTATCGGTGTAGTCATACCATGAATCAGCACACCATTCCCATACGTTACCAAGCATGTCATGCAAACCCCAAGCGTTAGGTTGTTTCTGTCCTACAGCTTTCGGCGGTATTTCTGCACAGCGACCATACCACGCGAAATCTGAAAGATTATCAATGTAATACTGATAGGTCTTATCGCCTTTACAAGCATGTTCCCATTGCGCTTCGGTGGGCAAACTGAAATAAATACCGTTGATTCCTGATTCTTTAGATAATTCTCTACAGAATTCAACGGCATCATCCATGTTGATACGTGTCACCGGCGCGGATAGATTTTTGCGTTCCGATGGGTTTCTACCTGTTATACTGGAATATTGCTCTTGCGTTATCGGCGTTTCGGACAGGTAGAAAGACTCTGTAATAGATACCAAGTGTTCTTTGAAAAGCGTACCGCCAGCCCCCATTAAGAAATAACCTTCCGGGATACACTGAAACGGTATACCACGAAAGATGAAAGGATTGCCCCATTTCATAAATTTATCTAATTGCGAATAGCCTTTTTTGTTATTTTTTCCGGTGATTTCCGATAAATCCGCAACAGCGCAATCCTTCAAATACGGGCATTCGGCGCAAATCTCACTACCAAGAAAATCCTTGATAGATTGTGGGTAAATACAGGTTTTCAGCTTTTCGTTAGTCATAATTTATTACCACTCTAAACCCTATCTGTCGAGATTCTGTATTAGTAACCGCCATGAATCGTTTTGCGCACCGGCAATTACTAAGGCTTGTTGTCCAGCATCCACCCCTTAAAACTCTGTATTCATTTTTTCCACCATCTACTGCAACACAAACAGGGTTATCCAAGTTAGGATAGCTGCTATAAAATGAACTCCTATAGACATCAAGACACCATTCATGCACGTTTCCAAGCATATCGTATAAGCCCCAAGCATTCGGCAACAGTTGCCCCACAATCCTTGGGCAATCATCACCACGGTAATTCCTTTCATACCACATGTAATCACTCGCTTTTCCTTGAAAAAAGCGCGGTGTTATTGTTCCGGCGCGGCAAGCATATTCCCATTGGGCTTCTGTCGGTAAGGAATAAACGTGTTCCGCGTCTTGAAGATAATCCAATTGTTTTAATTGGGCGCAAAACTTCATTGCCGTATTCCATGATATATCTGTAACCGGCGCGGTATCCATCTTGTAATGGGATGGATTTTCATCCATTGCATGTTTATATTGCGCTTGTGTTATGGGATATTTTGACATGGAAAACCGCTTGGTAATATTCACATTATGAACAGGCCGTTCATCATTATGCGTATCATTTTCACCCATCGGGAACGATCCAGCCGGGATATCGACAAACTCAATCCCGTGTGATGAAAAGGTGTATAATTTCTTTTTAGGTTCATCGGTTTTAAAGTCGATAGTAGGCTTTTCAGGTTTGGTATACTGCACACAAATATCTTTATAGCTGCAATCCTCACATATGGATGCCCCAAGATATTGACGTACCGAATCTGGATAGATACATTTCTGCAACTTTTCAGGCATATTTCACCCTTTCAACTCCTATATGTATATGGAATGGAAAAAAATAAAAAGAAAGGGCAAATCCACACGTTTGGATTATTGTAAAGGATCAGAATGTTCATCAAGCCATTTTCGGGCGTTTTCAGGATTCTTAATAATCAAAAGACGGTCATCTTCTAATATTATTGTAGCGTCCATTTCACCGTGACCACAACAGGATGCAACGGTAGGAATATTTGCTGCGTTCAATGCCGCCACGATATCGGCAATACAAAAATCAATCCCGCAACTCCGTCCACGTATCGGCATCGGTATCTGGTGTTTATATGTACCCATTTCACAGCATTTTTCAGGTTTCATTTCAGGCCGTAACATTTACGAAGTCTCACATGCAAGATAATCATCACAGAATTTTTTCAGGCTTTCCGTATCCCAATCAGATTCAAATGGATTCTTGGGTAATGTATCCATAATTTCAGGCCAATAGCCTTTTCGTTTCATCACCGCTTTCAACGGCGGTTGCGGTTGCATGTTTCGCTTGATACAAACCCATACGGTACTGCCATAAATTTCATTCTCTTGCACACGCTCATAGATTTTGTACAGGTCATCCATCATAACCGGTTCAGCATCAGCGCAAGCCCACGCGAAAACATCGTTACATCCAAGGAATAAAATGGCTTGGTTTTCATTCTGACTTAGAAAAAGAACATCCTTTTCCAGCAGGAAAATCGCCAGTTTTTCGTAATCATCCGGTTCAAGTTTTTCCATCACAAATACCCCCCTAAATATCCAATGTGGCCTTATGACATTCAGAATGCATATGCTCATTATTGAACTGTCCATCAAAAACGTAAGCCATATGGAAACACTGTTCCCCTTTCAGAATGGGTTTCCCACACCATCCGCACCGATGGGGCTTTCTGGCTTTCACCTGTTTATCTTTTAGCATTCTTGTTGGCATACCCGTTTTTCCTTACAGCTTTTCCAAAGGTGGTAATGGTACGGTTTTACCAGCCAATTCGTGTGTTGAATCACCACAAAACTGTATATTTCCATCCCGAATGAAGAAATGACACCGGTTTTCCTTGCCGTCTACCGGGTAATGACACAGGACAGAAGGATTGAACGTTGGTTTTTCGCGGTTGCCGTTGAATGTCCAATTGATTTTGTCATCCTTGAACGGTATTCGGTGCAACATCCCACACCCCGGACATTCAAACCAGAAATTGTTACCGCTGAAATGACAGGTTTTTTCACTCATTTCACGTTCCAGTATGATTGTTTCCATGCTTGCCACGTGTCTTGGATCGAAGTTTTCAACGTTGGGCGTTTTTCAAAGATGAATGGACTCCAAAGCTGGTCAACAATCACTACCGATGGAAAAAGCCATATCATCAGAACGCCGTATACCCGAAGGATAAAAATTTTTATGCTGCACAAACTCATTTGTACCCCCTTCAAATTGAACAGAACATCACGGTTTCGGCAACGGCTTTAATCCGGCGTTCACGCGCCGTTCATTCTGACGGTGGAATTCTTTTCTTTGCCACCTGTCCATTGTTTTCCATGTACGCTTGTAATTTGGCCATTGCGGACAATCTTCAAACGGCATCAGGAACATCCCCCTATCGACTCTTGGCAATCATCGCAAAACTGGCATTTCCCTACCCATCTGACACGTGTACCCTGACATTTCGGGCAAACTTGACCGGAATACCCCATGTTTTTTGCCGATTTTTCACTGAAAGGTGTATTCACAGCGGCTTGTAATGCCGGTGGATCCGGTTCATTCGCTACCGCTACGGTCTGTTCAGTTTCGGGATGGAGTTCAGCAACAATCGTTGGGCCACCAAAATAAACGCCTGAATCCGGGAATACGCGCACCCGTGCAAGGCCGTTATCGCCAAGCATTCGTGTCATCCATTCAGAAAATTCCTTGGCGTTCATATCCTTGTACTTGTTATTCTTCATCATCGGTTGCCCCCTCGAATTCCAAATAATTGACTGCAATGCAATGTGGGCAATACGTTTTAATCGTAACCACGTTATTTTTCACATGGATACTATCAAAACGCAATGTCCTTGACGTTTGAGATTTACAGCCTTTGCAAACGAAAGTGGCTACAATCTTACTTGGTTTTTGTGTTTCGTGTTTTGACATCACACATTACCTTTTGATTGCAAGAGTTTTGCCAACCGTTCCCCCATTGTTGCGTTTTTATCCACGGGGATTTTTTCCCCGCTACCCAAACATTTAGGGCATGTTCCTGAATAGAGAATGCCAGAATCTCCCAATTCAATATTGTCAACTTTACCCGTTCCTTTGCAAAAGGCGCAAGTTTCAGCTTTTTGTTTCATCAACAATCATCCTTTCAGATTTCATTTTTTCGGCTAATTTCGGAAGTTCTTTCACAGCATATCCTTTTTTTAATAAAGCCATATGGCAAGGATTGCAAAACGGGCCTTTGTTCTTATTGTTAAGCGCACAACCGCATCTTGGGCATTCTTCTTTTGATTCTATCGGGTTATCGCTCCTGAATCTCGTATCCATTTCTTTTGCACGTTGTGAAGGTTCTAAAGGATATCCGCACAATTTGCATTTCGGTTTTGACGCTCTAAACCAAGCATGTTCTGGAACAACTTGTGCCTTTTCACACTTGGTACAGATTCCATAGATAGATTTCGTGAACGGTATTTTCTTTTTTGAAATAGGATCAAAAACAGTAGGCGTTAAGCCTATGTCTTTTTGGTGTTCCTTAATAAATGCCCTTGCTTTGTCACCCTGTTTTGACATCCCAAAATCCCTTGTTAGCAGAAATCCGGCTTTTTCCGCGTTTGGCAATCTCTTTCAATGCGGCTTTCGGTGTTATCCGTTTTTCTGGCTTTATGTCTTTTCGCATGTTTTGAAACACATCATCCTTTTCAGCGCAATCAGGGTAATGCCAGCCGATTTCAGGATTTCCGGGAATCGCTTTGTAAGTCGTCCGTACATGCCCCGTATTTTTCAGAGGTTCACCGCAAAAAGCACAATCAGGTATCCGTCTTGGCATCGCATTCATCCTTTCCTTTAGGTGCTTGGCCGCTTGGTGGAAAATCCGGCCTTGGAGTTGTGGGCGCATCTCTTGCAATGCATCGTCCATAATGTTTCACACCCGTTCCACCCTTCGGCGGTATCGGGTTTTTCGGCGCGTTTTCTGGTGAATTGCCACCAACATTTTCTTTTCGCAATGCCAATAACAATACAATAATGCACAGCAAAAAAAGAAGATGTACTGTCGAATATAACAGCAATGCTATTTCACTCATTTTATCGTTCCTTTTATTTGGAATTAATTTCTAACCACTCCTTAATCAATGATACATCGGTTTTCCATTCCATACAAGAACGGCGTTTGTATGCCGCCTTAGCATCATCAACGTGTTGGATAGCATCAAAATAATTCCAGCCGTTGACCTTTTGAAGATGTTCAAGCGCACGGCCTTCATTACCCCGCATACAGGCCAATCCAAAATGCACAACTTCATGGCAAGCCGGGCATAATGCTATTATATCCACCAATTTTTGAATTCCGGTAGACTCGTCATATTCCCACTTTTCATGTGCTTCAACCGGGTGTTTATTACCTTTACCGCCACAAATTGCACACCGGTATTTATATTTATTATAGGCCATTTTTCGGAGATGATCCCACTCCGATTTTGGCAACATTAACCGCAAATTCTTATACCAGCATGTTTGCGGTACAACCTCAATCTGTAGTTTCGCCGCTTGGTTTGTCGTCATTCAAAGACTCCCATTTCTGTTCATTCATCGCTGAAAACGTGAAATGACCGTGTACCCGCAATCCGGTTTGAATATGCTCCCAAAACTCTTTCCACAATTCCGGCATCGAAACAATCTTGCGGTTGACTCTTTGCTTTGATTTATTGGGATGGTTTTTCCAGTATTCAGCCATAAGGTGCAACGCATCAGAAAAATCCCCGTCGAAATCTTCCGGCAACAGGAAATAGAACGTACCACCAAGCACTTTCCGGCCTTCAAAATCCATGGCCTTTTCCTTTCGCCTGTTCTATCAATCTGCACAAGGCGTCAAACGGGTTATCGCCTATCGCATGATGCCCACATGTTCCCCGTTTATAATAAGTCACATTCGCATACCATTCTTGACCTTCGTACATCAAGCGAACGGTATCAAATTTCTTGCTTAATTCTTCAAGCAGTTCCATTGCTTGTGTTGAATCGTATGTTTTTCCCTTGAATTCAACCGTTTTCATGGCTTTATCCTATGATTTGTTGCTCCCAATCCCCCCTTACGGCGCGGATTTCATCGTTTTTACCGCACTTTGGACAGGGTTTTTCAGTCACAATCACCATTTTTCCCTTATGAATAATCGTTTTTGTATGACTATCCCACCGCCCACCGCATTTGCATTCACAATGATCCGGGGGATAATCTGAATGTCCTGTCCAGTCGATACCGTAATCAGTCATCTTCCGTTTCCACCATTTCATCCCAACACGGGCCGCAAAAAAACGATATTTCCCATTCTTTGACTTCAAGCGGCGTTCTCAATGCGCCCTTTTCGTTTGATTGTGATTCATGAACAGGTTCACCACATTTGATACAGCGTTTTTCTGCCTTTGCCTGTTCACGGGTTAATTTGAAACCAGCAAGTTCAGCCGATTTTTTCCGTAATTCTTCAAGTTGTTCACCGGAAACCACCGGGCCGTTTGCAACAAAGAAATCAAGCAATTCATCAATGAATTTATCACACGCTTTGGCTTCGGCATCCGGGTCTTTCGGATAATCCATTTCTTTGGTGGAACCATCTTCAAAGGTAATTATCACCTTTTCGTATTTACCGTGTTTCGGTTTCTTTTCTTCATTCATGGTATTCATCCCCATATTGGAATTCCTGTAATTCCAAATCGTCCAAATCTTCCGGTTCAATTTCTTCAACAGAAAATCGTACCAGCTTTTTATTGGCATCAAATCGTAAACAAAGGAACAGGTGTTCACTACCAATTTGAGTCATTGGCGCGTACACATCTTCATATTCAGTTTCTTTACCGTTAAGTATCATCCTTGTACGGTAAAATGAATGACCGCCTTGCGCAAAGATTTTACATAATCCCACAATGTCATTCGTCACCGGTAAGCTCCTTGAAAATTGCTTCCTGATAACCCTCTCTTTCGCTTGGAGTCCATTCTTTCCAGCAATCCTTGCAAAGCACCGGATACCCGTGTTCTTTTTCAAAGAAGGCACCGCACCCGGAACAAATAAGCCCGGATACCGCCATATCTGCGAATGAATCCCCATCATCTTCAAACATTGCTTGGCCTTTCTTATGTTTTACTTTATGTCTTTGTAGACTTCGACAACACCCGCGCCAAGGGATTTTGCTTTTAACTGTACAACATCGCCGTTGAATATCAGTGTATCCCTTTCATCCAAGAGTATTTTACGCCACTCGGATACCTTCATTCTCTGGCGATATGCTTTCATAGTCCAATGTGCATTACTAAGCGTCATTACTTTTACCACCCTTAACCATCGAGTACCAACGCCCTAACAAAATTGCCGCTTGCACAAGTTCATTACAGCCGTATGCTCCAAACGCATAGCCGTCTGTGACTTCAACAAGCATCGCTTCTTGCTTATGGTTTTTGGGAACGGAAATATCAAGGCAATAATTTAACCAGTTGTGTTTTTTTAATGCTTTAACAATATCATCCACAAATTTATGGTTTGGTGGATAAGCCCAAGCATCATCGGTTCTTTGAAAATACAATCTGGCATCAGCCGGGATGCCGTTCACGATGAACACCCGCCATTCATTACCCATTTCGACAATTTCGGATGCCCACATCAAGTCATCGGGGGCCATGTATTTTATCGACGTATCAATCAAATCAGATTGATCCTGTACAGTTTTACCGGCGTATCCATGTAGTTTTGTCACACAGGGTTTCATAAAACAAGGTATTTGTGACATCACATCTTTGACTTGGAATTTCCAGATTTTCCGCTTCCAGAAATCGTCACAATCTATGATTTCATCGGGGTAGGTCTGGCGCGGTTTGAATTCGGGATTAACTTTGACAATGCACCGATGAACAAATGGAAGATTGCCAACACACGGCGTTTCGGGTTTCACATTAAGTCCGCTGGTTTCACTTGAATAATTTACTTGATATCCAAGGTTTTCCAGCCCGATTGCCGCTTGCATCAAATCCGCATTATAGGATTTGCCTTTCACGTCTGGCATCTGAACAAAACATTCACCAATGAAACCCCGAAGCGTGCTGACACGGTTATTTAGTTCTTCGATGATTGACATGATGATTTTACCACACAATATCCAAGGTTTGAGTTAAGCAAAGCCTGTACACATTCACAACCTTGCGCCAGCAATAATGATCCTGAACCGGCTTTACCTGATTTACCATCGTTTCGCGTGAATCCCAACCGCCCTTTAACAAAACACAGCGCATCACACCGGATAGCGTGGGAATGAAACCATCGTGTATCCGTCCGAGAGAATACAAGCATCACACCATCCGAATACGCCGCAAATTTCTTGATCCATTTTGGTGTTTCCTGTCCGTATGGTGGGTTAAGCCAAACACGGCCTTCCCATGGTGTTTTTAACCCGTTTTCCTTGATTGTAAGATGCTTTTTAGCGGGTATCCACGGTACGATATCAGCCCCCGGTGATGCCGCATCAAGATCAAATTCTAAACCAAGCGCATCAAAGACACTTTTTGGTGTGTACCACTCTTGGGATTCGTTATGTTGGCTTTCATGTATAAATCCGAGCATTAATTTTTCCAAACGTGTGGATTTTCAGGTTTCATCTTTGTTGTGGGTTTACCTTGTTTTTGTTACGTCCAAGACTTCTTGAAATGCTGGTGATTCAAAGGTATTCGCAAAAATCACTGAAAGCTGGTCACTCATTCCAAAGCGTGTCTTGTTTACGGCAAGGCTTTTGTAGAAATTACCCCAATCTTTCATGCGTTTTGTTGCCGCGATCCAATCCGCAAACATTTCAATGATATCAATCAGTGTCATATCATTGATACCAGCTTCATGGTGTTCAGGATGATGCCGATTATTCGCATAGTGATGTTCCAATGCCGGTTTCATTTCGGCAAGGAATTGCTTGTATTCATCGCTTCCATATTCGGTATCTTTGAGTTTCGGGCCATACTTGGCGAAAATCTCAATTTCTGGCGATTCCAACTTTGATTCATCATGTGCATATGTGCGCTTTATTAACGCTTCAATGATTGAAAGCATCAATGCATTAACAATCAACTGATGCAACTTGGTATCATGTTCAGATTTCATAAGTTCTTGTTCAGTAGCCATTATATTTCTCCTTTTTGTTGTTTTTCAATTCTTCCAGCAAATCACAGATTTTTATCGTACAAATGCGTATTTCCACCATGATTAACGCCGCGCAACCGCAAACCACTTTTATTAAATTACCCTCTCTCAAACCATAAAACGCCATTATCACACCACCAAGGGATAGCACAATGGTAAAAAATACTTGAAATATTTGCCCCAAGGCGTCTTTTTGTGGTTTTCTTTCCACGGTTTAATCCTTTCCACTCATAGATAATTGAAACAAATCATCCATTGCGGTTCCCGCTTTGAAATACCCAAGATTTCCTGCATCTTATATAGTTTATCAATAACATCGGAAGGGACATCAAGTTTTGTAGTATCAATAGGACAGACACCATATCCGTATTTTTCCCTGAAAACTTGGCATCTTTTTACAAACGCGCCACGCCACAAAATAGCATCCCCCAATTAATCATCATCAAAGCCGGTGAAAACCCTTTCAAATTCATCCCCGGTTGCGATTATCCCAACATCAAAGCCGTTCTTTCGTAAAAATTCGTCAAGGTCGATACACCCGGCAGCTTCAATTTTGTCCTCTACAGGATAATCGGATTCTCTTGGAGTGATATGAAACCCGAATCCAAAATAGACATCAAATGAACTTGCCATGTTATTTCCTTTTCACCTGTTCTTATACACCCTTCTAATCTGGCTTTTGTGAATAGGGACAAGCCCACAATCACCTTGGATTGCAAGCCTGTCCCTTATTCTCCAAACCACCCGCCCGTGAAATGGCTTCGGGATATACCAAACTCGTACTTGCACGTAATTCCCAACTTTTACCCGCATGGGAATATCCTTTCTGTTTTCTTATGGAAAAAGAACAGCAGGATATGAAAGGGTAAAAATCAATCTTTTTGGCGTTCCAGCCGGTCAATTTCGGCGGCTATCAGCGCACCGGCGATTTGCAACCGGCGAAGATGTGAATGTGCATCTCTTTTGTCATAATCAGGATGCCACGGCCATTTCGGAACAGAATCGCCTTTATCCGTCTGCAATCCATCCGGGAACAGCATACAAACCGCCGCTTGCAGTAATTCGCCGTTAGGATGTTCAGAATCGTCATGGTCTGCATTCCAGCATTCAGATTCAACTTGCCGGGCGCGTTCCATGAAGATTTGCCGCGCACCTTCCGTATAGTCTGTTTTCGCCATTAGCGAATTTATCAAATTGGTATCCCACACTGATTTTGTACCGTCAATGAATGTGACAATCCAATCACCGTTCTTTACCAGCGCATCAGATGTTTTTGTTTTCAGCATAGCATATTGGTCTGAACAGGCTTCTTTCCAGTCTTTCCAATCATCGCCGCCATGAAAAAACTTGAAAATCAAATCAGGTTTAACAGGGTATTCGACATCCTCAATTTCAACACCGGGATGCCAGCATTCAGCCGTGACGGGGTATGGTAACATCATCTTTTTCATGGTCATTTCCCTTCTGTCTGTTCAAAATCAATGTAATCAATTTGCCCACAAAACAGGCTATGTTCATACATCCTGTCTTGGATACATTTTTTGTTGGATTCGTCCAGTTCAATACCGATAAATTTTCGGCCCAATTTCGCCGCTACCAGCGCGGTTGTCCCTGAACCGATAAATGGATCAAGTACCACCCCATCTTCCGGGCAACCGGCTAAAATACATGTTCTTGGTATTTCCTCTGGAAACGGCGCGTAATGCGCTCCTGAATACGTTGCGGTGGGAATAGGCCAAACATCCCGTTTGTTGCGTAAAAACTCGCCATTTGGCCCACGTTGCCACCTTTCATGGCCCCGTGATGCTACCGTGTGCGGCTGCTGTCCGGGGATGACTTTTGCCGTGTATTTTTGTGAACCTTTCATTACCGTGTCTTTGCGTCCATCGTATTTCGCCGGTTCTCGAATGGATTTCCAATCAAAATAGTAATCAAACGATTTTACGAATAAGAAAATCTGTTCATGCGCCCGTGTACATCTATCCTTAGCGGATTCAGGTAATAGGCTTTCTTTGTACCAGATGATTTCTTGACGCAAATACCATCCATCACGCCGCAATGCGAACGCCACCATCCACGGTATGCCAATCAGTTCCTTTGGTTTCCAATCGTTTGTTTGTTTCAGCTTTTTACTGTCCGCATACGAATCACCGATGTTAAGCCAGAAAGTTCCGGTAGGTTTCAGAACACGCCTAACCTGATTGAACACTTTTACGAGTGTATCTACATACTCATACGGTGTTGATTCGATGCCATATTGACCTTGAACATCATAATCACGTAACATCCAATATGGTGGACTTGTCACACAACAATCCACGCTGTCAGATTCCAAGGTTTGCAGTACAGAAATGCTGTCACCAAAGTAAATACGGTTCATTCAGCTACTTTTTCAATGATATCAAATTGGGAGCTACCACATCCTGAACAGAACGCATCCTTACGCCGTTTTTCCGGGGTTTCGACATGCCCACAATAAACACACCGATAGAATCTTTTCCGTTGAACAGGACGTTTCACAAGCCCTGTACCCGTCGAACCGTAAGGGATGCTCATTTTCTTTTTCCTGAACACAGAGATATCCAAAGGCGGTCGGTATCGCATCAGTCACCATTCCATGATTATATGTATCGGTATATCAATCATAAACCTGTCTTTCAACCGGTTTTCAAGCCATTCAGTGAATTTTTGATTGCCAGATGGGGCCGCTTCCGCTAACAGGATTTGAATGTATTCCCCATCATGCACGGCGTTCACAATCGCAACATCAACACATCCGAAATTACCCCAATTGAAAACCAAATTTTCCTTGAACGCCATGCGGCATTTCGGACAAAAATATCTAAACCCCAAATCCCACATTGTCTTGGGCTTTTTCTTAGTCGTTTTCATACGCCCTTTCACCATTTTTTCTGGCTTCAATAAGGGCTTTTATGCGGTCATGTTCAATGGTATCAAAATCTTTTGCGCCGTTTCGCAAGGCTTTATTGTATTTGTTACGTGTCAAATCAAAGTGAGGAACACCGGAATTGCTGATATGTAACCATTCCTTTTTTAAGCCAAGGAACAGCGCGAATGCGATAAGTTCATTTTCAGTATCCGCAAGCAATTTACCAACAAATGTCCATCGAATTTCCGGGTTTTTCCTGCATGATGAATGCATTACATAAACTGCCATTTATCCATCCTTTTCAGCAAAAATCAGCTTGCCAATGAATGTTGTATTATGCCAAGGGTAAATATTTTCAGTTCCGTTAGGAGTTACAAGTTCCACAACATATCGGTTTTCACCGTATTCAGGGATATCCGGCGTTTTCTTCATTACCAATCCTATCACCAGCCGGTATTCGATGTGTAAAACAATCACATCACCGATTTTCACTGAGTCTTGCCAGTTCATTATGATTCCCCAAGCCACTTTTTCACAGCTTCTTTTGACCCCCAACAGATTCCGGGGAGTTCATTCCAGATATATTTACAAATTTCATACAGTCGATAACGGTTGACATCATCGGCTTTGTGAAATGCACCGAATAAATCGTTTTCAAGCACCGCCCGGAGAAAGCTCCCCGTTTCTACTTTGTGATTCACATACCGGTTCAGGCTTTCGATTATCTCTTGCATGGCTTTTATTAACCCTTTCAATATTCAATTGCAGTATTTCGCCGGGTTTCAAGTCAAATTCGTTTGCCAATGATTCCGGCAATTCCATGTACCAATCATCTTGTGGAACAAACATGCCC